GTCCGCCTTATCCAGCACCGCCGACCTCTCAGCAGCGGGCCCATAATATAATCAGCCTGGCACCAATCGCCTTTAATGCCTTTCAGAGTCACAAAGCCTCTTATGTCTGGGGAGAAATGCTGTGCTCCGTCTATCGTCAGGCGAAAATGCTCGATGGTATCATCGGAACTGTTTTCAACGGTGAACACTTCGCCCAGCTCAACGCCTAAAATCTCCGCAACTTTGTCCATTACATTTTCGCCGCCCATGTCTTATCCTCCAATCTTCTTGCCTAGCCATTTATTGCAGGCCTTCGACTCATTCCGCTTCGTTTGGTTGCAATACTGGCACACGCCCATATCGGCATCCTCAATCTCCAGCTTTTGGTAAAAATAGCAGTTACCGCAATAATCATCGACCTGCATCTTTGAGCCTTTCATGCTCCTGTGGTATCTCCCCATCGAATCATCCCTTCTTGATAACCTCAAAAACCTTGTAGAATTTTTGCACCGTTACCTCAAGATGGATGTCCTCCCCGAATTCAAGCCCCAACATATTAGCGCCGGTGGTCGATGGGCGGAATCTCCATAATTCGCCTTGGTGGTAATCAATCACTGCCGAACCAGTCACACCATCGATAACAAACCGCCCATCTTCTTTTACCTTCGCAATTCCGCTCATTTATCTTTCCTCCTGTCCTCTTTTGCCGATACCACACACAAGCTCCACACGAAAATCATTGTTAAGAGTGAAAGGCCATAACCTATCAGCCCACCAACGATGATACCAATATAATAATCAGTCACGTTTTCTCAGCTCCTTTAGCAGCTTTTCCCTAAATTCGCGTTTCGTCATTCCCCTTTTGCGCTTCCCTTTCAGCCGGTTCAATGTGTCGAAATACGCAATCTTGCTATATCCCAGATGGGTGGCGCTTTTATAAAGCTTTCTTTCGGTGTCTCTCATATCAAGCACCTACCATAAACCGCCTCAGATACGATGGCATTATCGGTGAGTATGGGAGTGGCCCGAATTCTTCAGATAATCTTATTCCATGGTCATTGACAAACTGCCGAATTCCTGCCTCGGTTTTCCAGCCTAAATCTTTGATTATCTGGTCGAGGTTTTTCCGCTTGCCAATATCCTTGATGATGGTTTTCCAGCGCTCATTCTGAACCAGTACACGCTTGTCAACCTTCGGCTTTTCCCTGGGCGGCTTGCGCATATACTTTGCATATAGGCCGTTCACGCCTTTCTTGTATGGGAGCATTCCATATTTTTTCATCATCAAGGAACCATGTGCCTTGGTGAATCTTCGCATCGTATCTGAGCAGGACATTCCTGCCATGTTGGCAATCTCTACCATCGTATAGTTTTCCGGGCTGCCAAAGAGAACCTGCATCATTTGCCAGCGCTCTTTCATGGCCTCATCGCTTACGCAATTCCCGGCTTTTTCTTCTTGCCTAGCTTCGTCCTTTGGCTCCTTTATGGTTTCCACCCATCCGCGAACATTGTAGGCAAAAAATACGGAGTTATCCTGCCTCGTGAATTCCACAGGCTTGCCGTCGTAGATGGCCACAGTCCCGGCCTTTCGGATGTTCTTTCTATGCGGGAACTTTGCTCTATAATCTTCCTCCGCCTTTCGGGTCCATACGACTAACATTTTGCTCAGGCCTCCTTCTTGAATCTCCTTCCTCCATCCCTCACAGCGTTCGACTTGTTGACCTCTACCATGATTTTTTGGCGCTCTGCCAGGTCTGCACCGGCTTTGTTCATTGCACTGGTGATGGCAATAATAACATCCGTAGCCTCCCGGAGAAATCTCAATCTATCTTCTTCCGTATGAGTGGCCTGCCATTTGTTGGCTGCCTCCATCATTTCGGTCATTTCTTCCCATGGTTTGCTCATGAAATCCATGAAGCTCCAATCGGCGTATAAATCCCCATCGCAGGGTTTCGGGAGTGCACACATAAGCAGGTGATTTCCACCATTTTCATGCTTGTGCATGGATTTTTTAAGGCCCTTTTGTGCCTTATTGATGCGGTTCACTTTCCCCTCGATTTCCCCGCACCATTCGGAAATTGCATTGAAAGCAAGCCCCAAATAATAAACCTTATCGTCCAGATAATCAAACTCACGTTTCGCATCGAATTTATGCTGCTTTTTTCCCATTGTTTTTCGCTCCTTTTCCCCTGTTAATCACTGCATCCACCTTGGCGCAAAGCTCTGGAAAATCCATTTCTTTTTTATCAAGCCTATCGCTCAATCCAATAACATAACCATAAGCATTCTCAAGGCGTTTTTTCTTAAAGCCGTATTCATCAAGCAATGCCATTAAAAACGCTGCACTCATTTGCTGAATCACCTTAAATTCAATCTGCCGATAATGTCCGGCGTTCGGGTCCTTTTCCAGAATGTCTATGTCTAAATCCAGCTCGCTTTTAAGATACTCGGCTATTTCTTCAACACTCACATTTCCGGCAACAATGGCATCAAATTCGCTCTGCATCTTGTCCCGTAAGCGAAGAAGTTTGTCCCTGCCAAATCCATAACTCTCATGCATCGTCATCAGAAAGCACGCCATGAGGTTGTGAATCGACTCCCTCCGGCACTTGTGGTCACGCTTTAGCTGGTTGACCATGCTCTCCTTGACCGCCTGCCGGGCCTGTCTGTACTCGCGAACTGCCTTCTTGTCACCAGTGTGGGCCTTCTTTTTGAGGTCCCTGCCTCTTTTCCTGGCAAAACTGCCCATTTTTCCAACCTCCTGTTTTTGCCGTAGTCGGTTTATGTCTAAATACGCTCTCATTCTATCCAGAATCGTTTCTGAGGGGTGTCTGATACGTTTTAGGTATAACTATATACCCTGCCCTTTTTCTCCCCTCATTTTCCCACTCACAGATAGAGAAAATCGAAAAATATCACAAAATCCGCTTACCTGTCTTGATGTCTATGAGGGCTATCCTGCCCATCACATCAAAACCTTCGTGTCGAAGAACTGCCCTCGCCTTAGCGCAAGCCCTTCTCACTCGTGCCCTGCGCTCATCGCGGTTGATGTTGGCTATCGCCTTTTGGGGCGTGGGGTCGTTGTAGTGCTCGCCATTGTCCATGTCTGTCTCCCCTCCTGTCAGAGTTTTAAGCCTGTCTGCATGGTTTCCTTGACCTTGCGGATGATATAGGGGTCTGTTTCCCGCTCCGGGTCAATCTCTAAAGGCGTGATGGTGATTTCTGCCCTCGGATTGGCCTTGTCTATACCAGCTATTCGGCAGCCATCTAGCGACTTAACAAGCCGGTCATCCGCGATAATCCATTCCCGTTTGAGTGTCTTGGTGTGGTTCTTATGGCTGTACTCATCCGCGAGAATGTCCTGCGTGGCTTGGATAAGGCCGTTCAGGTCGGGATAGGCCCTGCGGTCTTGCAGGTAATACTTGACCTCCAGCGAAACAGGCCCTTCAAAATGTGGCAGCGCTCCCCATTTCGCCCTCAGCAGTGCCAAATGTTTGTGGAATAGCTTTTCATAATTTTTGTATGCCTTGCTGGGAAGGACCACCGCCCTCCCCATTACCAGTACCGGGCTGTTTTTCTTGGTGGCAGGCTGCCCCGGCACCTCAAAAGTAAACTCTCCATGCTTGTCTAACTTCACGCCTCTGCTCCCTTCAATCGCCAATCGTGGCCGCCTAAATTCACCAGCTCGCACATCCCATAAATCCTGCTCATAATGCGCTGGGCCTGTGAATCATCCTCGGCCCCATCATCATCCCTGCATACCAGGCGGGCGGCTATATTCTGCGGCCCATAATTACTCGTGATGATGGTCTGCAGGCCTTCGTTGTACCGATGGTTTAGCAGGGAGAAAAGCTGTTCCCCTACCCATAAGGTCATACGCTCGGCCCCCAAATCGTCGAGGATAAGGCAGGGCACATCCCTGGCCACCTGTATCATTTCCGCCGTGGTATTCTTCCCAAAGCTTGCCCGAATATCGGCAAGGAAATCGGGAACGCTGGAGAAAAGCACCTGCTCCCCTCGGCCTGCCTTTTCGTTGGCTATAACTGCTGCAAGCTTCGTTTTGCCTGTCCCCGGTGAGCCGTAGAAGAAAATCCCTTTTCGGTTTCCTTCCCGCAGGCTCCACTTTGCGGCCTCCACTGCTGTCCTGTTATCGTCGGTCAGCTGGTAGGTGGCGAAGGTGTCCCGGCTATAAGCGAAGGGAACCTTTGCCCTGCTGAATAATCGGGCCTGCCGTTTGTTCTCCCGGCGTTGCTTCTCCCATCTGCACATCCGCATTGCGGTATAGAATCGGCCATTATCAGGAGCCACCACAGGAATCATGCCCTGCACTTCCTGCAGGCACTTCTTCCCCTGGCATCCACGACAAACCGCCTGCTTTTCCTCGATGGCTGCTATATCATCGGCGTGAAGGTCAAACTCACTCTCCAGCAGGTCGCTGTACTTCCCACGGCTTGGGGCGGTTTTCGGCGTACTCGATGTTTTCGAGCAGCTGCTTGAAGCTTTCGGAATGTTCGCCTTCGCCCTGTTTTCGTTGATTTTTTCGACGAGCGCTTTGAATTCCTCGGTCATTGGTCTTGCTCCTTTCCTCGTTCTTAAATCCTACCCGTTTCCATTGCTCCAAGATGGCTTGAATATATTTCACGCTGTTCCCGTGTCTCTCTACTGTCCACCTAATGGCCTCGTCCAACCATACTGCGCCGTATTCGTCTAAGAGGCCTAGCAGGCTCTCTTGTTCTATCATGCCCGATAACGGGTGTATGTTGTTCTCAAAGAGGCTCACAATCCGGGCGGTTTCTTCTTCCTGTTCGGTCAGCTTACTTTCAGTAGGGGGGATATAGGGGGTTTCTTCTTCTTCTTCATTACTTTCCTTTACTTTACTTTGTGGTGTTTTTGTATGCAGTAACTCCTTTTCGGGCTGAAATCAGTTTGACTTTTTTACTTTTGACGATTTTTTCCTTGTCCAGCAGGCAAAATTCATCAATCATTTTGATGCTCGACCTGCGCTCAAGCGCCATCAGATAACGGCTTTGGATGCCATGCGAGGTTAAAATCTGATATTTTTCAAACAGATTTTTATCGAATAAGCCGATGTTTTTGCATACAGAAACTACCGTTGAAAGGGTGTTTTTGTCTACAAAAAACCTCCTTGAGTAGATGCTGAGTTGAGTTTCTGTCCACATCATGTAGTAACTATTGCGGTAAATGGTGGATAAAAGCTTCACATATATCGCAAAGCCTTCCAGTCCTGTCTCGGCCTCCAGATATAGAATCTTTTCATCCTCCGCAATGTCGGTATCCAGTGGGAAATAATCAAGCCCCTCTTTTTGTGGCCTGGCCAATCAAATCACCTCCTTCCTCGCCACCAGCTTTATGCCTCAATCGCAGGCGGTTCCGGCTTATTGAGCGCCGGGCCTGCTTCCTGCTCCTGCTGCGGGGTCTGCTCATCATAGAGAGTTGTCTGAGCTCTATCCCCTGCCAGATAACGCCTTGCCTCCTTCTCCAGCGCCCACAGCTTTTTGGCCGTGGCTGGCGTAAAGCATTTCTGCTCGTCCTTGCCGCCCTCATAGCATCGCGTGAGCGGCGTGGAAATGACTGTCACCTTGTCGGTGCTCGGAATAAGGAACTTGCACGTTATCACAGCGCCCATCCGTCCATCGTTGCCGTAGCTGTACGATACTGCAAAAGGTACCAGGCGGGTGGCCATATCGTCGGGAAGTTCGAGGATTGCCTGCGCTGAGCTTCGCAGGGATTTCAATGTCTCGTAGAAAATCGGGTCGGCAGGCTCAGAGAAGATGCCGGATAGCTGGTCTTGGGAAAGGTCCTTCGTGTTCTTGAAGTCAATCTTGATTTTCCCGTTATTCTCCATGAACTTGATTTTGTCGATAACAACGCTTGTTTTTTCCAAAACAGATTTCCTCCTTTTCGGCAAGCAGGGCCAAAGCCCCGCTCACCTATCACACATTTACATCAGGCTAGTCTGCCCATCAGCGCCCTGCTCTTTAATCTCGCCGGTTTCCGGGTCAACGTTGGCAGGTGGTACATCAGCCGGAACTTCCTCGGCCTCCACAGTGATGACCGTTTCATCCGGCTCGTCCGTCATGCTCTCGGAAATGTTGGTCTTGATGGTTTCATCACTGGCCACAGCCCGGACAAACTCGGTTTTGATGGGGGCATATTTGAGTGCCTGCTTGATGACCGTTTTCTTGGCCATGGCATCGAAATTTGTTGACCATGGGCTGTAGCTGGAGCCTGCCGCCTTGCTGTACTTTTTGGAGTGGTTCTTGATATCTTCCACGCTCATTACTGCAAAGCCGCTGCCGCCTGCCTTGGTACGGAATACCGCATAATAGAGAATCACTGCACCTCTGTCTTTCAGGGCCGGTTTATGTTTCAGCTTTTCTTCAAGGCCCAGTTCATACTCGAAATCATCATTCTCGCAAACTTCGTGAGCAGAAATGCTCGTGATTTCTCCGCTGCGGTAAGCAAGGTCGATTAAACCTTTGTAGCCTAATTGGAACTGGCATTCAAGCTGACCATGATTGCGGTAAGGAATGAGATATGCCTGGCCTAAAGGGGTGTTTGGTTCCACGCCCAGTTGAGCCGCCTGCATCATGGCGCCCAGGAAGCTATTCGGGGAGCATTCAGCAAGCTGGGGATTGGTGCTCATAGCGGTCAAAACCATGCGGGAAAAACGCTCACCAGTAAGCACCGAAGGCAGTGCTTTTTCAATCTGCGGCTTCATCTGCATGACGAGCTGTTTAATGCTCGTTGCCCCACCATTTGCAGCGGCTACTTTCCCCGCCTGTGCCTTCTGAATCATGCCGCCTTTTACTGTACCGTTTGCCATTTTATTTTCCTCCTCGTTTTATGCACTAAATCTGCGACTATCAGCAGATTTTTTACTGTATTTTTCAAACACATCCGGCAGGTCTTTTTTCAGCTTTTTGCTGTTGACGGTTTTCCATGTGACTTTACGCTCATTATCGCCCTCACCAATAATGCCGATTTCATTATCGCCGAGCATAGCGCAGAGCTTGTTTTGAATATCCTTGGTTTGGGAATCAATATCGGATTTCAGCGCCTTCAATTCATCGAGGCGTTTCAGCAAATCCATGCTTTCCTGGGGGAGTATAACAGGCTCAGCCTGCCCGCCCTTATACATCTTTTTCAGTGAGTCAGTGGAACTTTCGGAGCCATCAACCTCCGGCATGATGTGGCGCTGCACTTTATCCCAAAATGCAATCTCAGCTTGTTCCAGAGCGGCAATATCATCGTCGTTTCGTTCTACTACCCACGACACAAAATGATTGCCACCGATAAGGCAAGCAATGTACCAGCGGGGAAGTCCCGAAACCAGCATATAATGCTGGCACTGCACATAGTAGTTAGGCGGGATTTCCCCTTCGTCCCATTCTTCGCGCTTGAAGGCGTTGGAAGTCTTGCATTCAAGCCCTGCATCCTCGCCGACAAGGAGCCGGTCGAAAGAGGCGGTCATAAATGGGTATCTGTTGCTGCGGAACAGGCCACACTTGTGGACCTTCTTGCCTTCCCTGCGGCAGAATTCATCTGCGACCACCTGCTCCAGAATGGTGCCGAAGTGAACACATTCATTGTCGGAAATATCTTCCTGCTGAGATTGGCCGGTCTTTTCCAGCCAAAGCGTGTAGGCCGACTTCCATGGGTTCATCCCGACGATGGCAGAGGCCTCACTGCCACCGATGCTGTCATTGCGAACTTTGAGCCATGCCTCGCGGTTTTCGATTTCCGCAGCGGTCATAATCATGGTGCAATGGTCTTTTAAGCTCATCTTCTTTCATCCCTCTCTGCATCCATAAGCCAATCCATTGCCTCGCAGTAAGCTTCTTCGTCTTTTTCCTGCTCGGCTTTCTCGGCCAAATAATCATAAAGCCGGGAATCTTGAATATCATCATTTATCGTCATCAGCCTTTGCCTCCTTTCCAAAAATATGCTATAATGAGCTTGCGTTTCAAAGAGAATAGCTCTACACAATGTTTGCTTGAGGATTTTGCGACTGTCATCAAGCTCATGTGGAAAAGGTTCGGTTTTTACCGGGCCTTTTTTGTTGTCCAAAAATCAGTGAAAGCGGTTTGCATTGCTGTGAACCACCTTCATGCGAGACTGCCTGCGATGCCTGGGAAGAAAGTTATCCTCGCATAGCTTGTCATCATGGCAGATTGGAGCCATCCCTGTGCCTACCCAAATCAGGTCGTATGTTTCGCCTTCCTCGAATTCTCGGCCGCATCGGAAACAGGTCGGTTTTCGCTTTCGCAAGGTTCCTCAGCTCCTTTTCCACAGTTCCTGGTGCTGTTGGAAGATACCCGTTGCGATTTTCAAATCGTCGCAAATCTCGCTCGCTTCGATTCCTGTCA